AAGACTTTAAAGATCTCGCAAAAAATAATCAATGGATTGATTGGTTTGAAATAAAAGTTTCTGTTGAACACATAAAACCTGATGTAATCGACTCCATAAGGAAAGTAAGTCCAAAAAGGATAGTGTTCAAAGCAGTGCCAAAAAAAATACACGTACTGAAATTTTTTCCACCTGGTGTGACATTGGGGTTTGTAGATTGGTCCAAATGGGTAAGGAAAAAATACAAATACATTTACACAGGTGAGAACGTAGATATACAAAATTTGAGAATCAATTACAAGACTGCATATTATTTGAGAAATGTGAGACCGTTTGATAAGGACAGTAAGGAAGACGGGAAATACAGAGATTTTGAAAAAAATTTAATAGAAATATTTGGACAAGATGCAGGAGAGCCTGTGGCGCCTTTAAGGCAGGAGGCTAGTATCCAAAAGGGCAGTAACACGATGATAGCAGGACGAGACAAAACCCAGCAGTTCTATGATTACATCACCAATCCGCAGGCTGACATGATAAGGATTGAGATGGAGATTTTGGGAGATCCAGCGTTTATCTGCCAAGACCAATACATACCAATTCATAAAAACAGAAGTAAGAACAGAGCAAACGGTATAGGTAATTCAGCAGTAAGTCAAAGATTCCGAAGTTTTAATTCAGAGAATTTCCAACCGTTGATACAATTAGATTTTATTACGCCACCGGACATTAATGATGTGAAAGGTACCTATAACTTGTTGACACATTCGACCACAGACGAAGGATCAAGAAGTCATTTCTTCACTGGCATATATCAGGTTGTCAAAGTGGATTCTAAGATCAACAACGGCCAATTTCTACAAACACTGCACTGTGTAAGGTTGAACCAACAACAAGGTACTGGAGTAGGAACGATAGTAACTAACATTAAAGCAGATGCTAAAAAGATAGATGGTAAAAAGACTGAAACTGAGGTGACTGGTTGGAATAGGATGTACGGTATTACAGAAGAAGTATCATCGGGACTTACCAAGGAACAGGATGAGAAGATGGACAACTTAGGCAAGAAAGATGCAATATTGGGTAAAACGCCATGGAGCAACTGGAAGGATGATTTATTTTAAAACATGAGTATATTATCAGGCGGATTCGCAGACACACACGACAATCTTAAAAATTATGATCAAAAGGCCAATGCCAAAGACGCAGGTCCTTATATCGGTGTTGTAAAGAATACTATAGATCCTTTAAAAATGGGCAGACTGGGTGTTGTCATTCCTGCACTCACAAAGACAGATGGACAAGATATAACTGCTAATCAAGTTATATGGTGCCAGTACTTGTCGCCTTTCTACGGAGCCAAACCTTTCAAGGCAAACACAATGGATCAGACGGGCGGACCACAGCAACGTTCATATGGTATGTGGGCGATTCCACCAGACGTTGATACCAATGTGATGGTTATATTCGCAAAGGGCGAAAAAGGCCAACGTAACGCTTTCTGGATGGGTTGTATACAAGAGCCTTTAACAAATCAGAACGTGCCTGGAATGGGATCATCAGAATTTACTGTGAATAACACAGAACAGATCACTAATAGAGAAAGACAGATAGGTGCAAACGCAGGAGTTAAACTGAAAAATTATGGAACAGATTTTTTACCTGTCGAAGAAAAAAATAAAAAGTCATACCAAGGTGGAGAATCTTTACAAGGATTAGACAAATGGAGATTTCCTGTCAATGATGTATTAGCGGAACAACTGTTCCAAGAAGGATTGATAAAGGACGATATAAGAGGTACAACATCATCTAGTGCCAGAAGAGAATCACCAAGCCAAGTGTTTGGTTGGAACACTCCGGGTGCCACAAGTGAAACGTCGAGAACACTTAACATTGGTTTAGACAACACACCAATACAAGTGGATAGGGATCTGGGACATTGTTTTGTTTTAGATGACGGAGACAAAGTTGGAAACAATAAACTAGCAAGGTTAAGAACAGCATCGGGACATCAATTGTTGATGCATGACACTGAAGGTGTAATATATCTCGCTAATGGTTCGGGTAAAGCATTCATTGAAATGGCCAGTGATGGAACAGTTAGTATATTTTCTGCATCAGGCATTAACATAAGATCCGGAGGAGACTTTAACGTACACTCAGACATGGATATTAATTTCCATGCCAAACAGAGAATTAGAATGGTCAGTGACATAAACATTGCCAACAGTTCACCAAGAATATACAACATGGGAGAAGCAGGAATTTTTAATTCTTCACAGCAAGGAATTATACAAAGTTTTGCTAGAGACGGAATAATGTCACATGCTGGAGCACAGTTGCACAGTGCCAGTGGTGCACATAACTTAAAAGGTGGCAGGATTGATCTAAACTCAGGCAGTAAACAAAATCCTTCCTGGGGTTGTAGTTGGTTAACACCAGATCACCAAAACGTGGCAATCATTGTAACAGATGCTAACGATATATCTGTAGAAAAACCAATTAAAGAGGGCGGTGAGCCAAACACAATAAAAGTGAGGACAACAGTATCAGACTTTGTTACCCATGAGCCATATGCAAGGCAAAGCAGTCAAGAACGTAAGAAAAAATATATTAGCGGTGTGATAGAAAAAATTAAAGAAAACAATCCAAATCTATCAGATGCAAAACTAAAAGAAATTAGAGAAACATTGATGGCAAACAAAACAATTAACGGAGTATCAACGCAGGTCAAAAAACTTGTAGCATTAAATGACGAGGTAAATTTAAAAGTACAGGATATTACTGAAATAGTTAATGCAGGTAAAAACATTGAAGCAATAATCAAACAAGAATCTCTGTCTTTTGTTCAAGGTATAACATCAGGCAACATTACTGAAAGTGTGGCCCAAATAAAAAAATATGCCGATGTTGCAGAAAGTTTCTTTTTAGGGTCTAAAACTGGACCTGCTAATATGTACAGAAATCCATCAGGATTATCCACAGCAATTAAAAGTGCAGGTAGTTTCATTAAAAAATTGAAATTTTGGTAGAATAAATATTACAAATGGCATACGGTTCTAATTCATCAAATAGCACAGGCGGGGGAGCGATAACGTTCAAAGGGTTTTCGTCTCGAGCGGATCAACAAAATTTTAAGATATATGATTTTGAAGTTGCAAAACAAGATCTAATTAATAGACTTTCAGTGCGTAAGGGTGAACGTGTTGAAAATCCAGAATTTGGCACTATCATTTATGATGCAATATTTGAACCATTTACGGAATCACTCAAAGACGCAATACTTGAAGATGTTACTGCTAATTTGAATGCTGATCCTCGTATATCTACCAATGAAATCACTGTGAGAGAAGCCGATAAAGGAATCGCAATACAGGCTTCTATCACGTATGTTCCACTTAACATCACAGAAAAACTATCCTTTAACTTCGACGAAAACTCGTTGTTACGCCTATCTTAAAGTACGCATATAATTAATACTATAAATATCATTATTAAAGTATTATGGCCACAACAGATAGACAAAACAGATTATTAGTTGCCGAGGATTGGCGAAAAATTTACCAATCTTTCCAACAAGCGGACTTCAAATCTTACGATTTTGAAACACTTCGTAGGACAATGGTGGCATATCTCAAAGAAAATTATCCAGATGATTTCAATGATTTTGTTGAAAGTTCTGAATATGTTGCACTATTAGATTTGATCGCCTACATAGCACAGGCTTTATCTTTTAGAGTTGATTTAAATGCCAGAGAAAACTTTCTAGAAACAGCAGAAAGAAGAAATTCTATTTTACGATTGGCAAGATTAATAAACTATAATGCAAAAAGAAACCAACCAGCAACTGGACTATTGAAAATAGATGCTATATCTACAACGCAAGATGTTAGAGATTCGTCAGGAGCCAATCTATCAAATCAAACAGTGTTATGGAACGATTCGGCCAATTCAAATTACAGAGAACAATTTATTTCAATATTAAATGCGGCAAACCAGTCGGGACAACTTTTTGGAAATCCAAGAGAGTCAAAAAAAATCGGAGGCATTGACACAGAAGTTTATACGTTAAGTTCAAATCAAGTAGATTTGCCAATGTTTAATTTTACATCGAGCGTCGGTGGAGTCAATAGAGATTTTGAAATTGTGTCATCTACAATTGAAGAGTCAGAATCAATTTATGAAGCGAGACCAGTAGAAGGAACGGGCATTACTTACACTTACAGAAGTGATGGATCAGGTGACAGTTCAAATAACACAGGATTTTTCTTCTTGTTCAAACAAGGAAGAATGCAACAACAAAGTTTTACAGTTGATACTGCTATAACAAATTATATTCAACCTTTGGATTTATCAAACATCAACAACAGTGACGTTTGGTTGTATCAATTGGATCAATTTGGACAAATCACACGAGAATGGAAACAAGTTCCATCTTTATCTGGCAACAACGCAATTTATAATTCATTGTCCAAATCTGAAAGAAATATTTACAATGTTGTAACCAAAGCCAATGATGGAGTAGATTTAGTATTTGGTGATGGAAATTTTTCAAATTTACCTTTAGGATCGTTTAAAACATTTTACAGAACAAGTGATAATGCCAAATTTGCTATACAACCGGCAGATATGCAAAACATAACTGTTGCAATACCTTACATAGATGCAAATGGTGGACAACAAACAATCACAATTACATTAAGTTTACAAGCATCTGTATACAATGCCGCGGCATCTGAATCCAATGATTCGATTAAAGAAAAAGCAGGACAAGTATACTATTCACAAAACAGAATGATTACTGCTGAAGATTATCAAGTTGTACCTCTTTCAGCGTCTCAGGAAATTATTAAAGTTAAATCTGTAAACAGATCTGCATCAGGTATTTCAAGAGCAAAAGAAGTTTTAGATCCAACAGGTGCTTATTCAAATGTAAGTGTTTTCGCTGAGGACGGTATATTATACAGAGAAGAATCGACACAAAAATTTACTTTTACATTTAATAACAGGAACGATATTCAATCTACATTAGACTCTAATGTTGAAGCAAAATTAAAAACGCCATATGCT